AGACGACCTCGCGAAGTCGTACGCCGCTGCCATCGACGGAGCGGACGACGTGACCAAAGCCCTGTACCTCGGCCCGCATCTGCTGAAGACGCTCACAGAGTTGGGCGGTTCGCCGGCTGGCCGTAAGTTGCTGGCCCTGAAGGAGGAGGCGCGTGACAAGCTCGCGTCCGTCCGCGACCTCCGTTCTCGACCGGCCCCGTCCAAGAAGCGCGCCTAAGCTCTACGGCTCGGAAGTCCCGCGGGTCTGGACTCCGCCGCTTCGCCCGCTGACCTCGGACACGACGCTCGGTTTCGAGTGCATTCTGTTCGCTGAGGACACGCTCGGCCTGGCGCTGTTGCCGTGGCAGAAGTGGTTCCTCAAGGCGGCGCTCGAACTCCACCCAACCGATGTCGGCTCGGACGGTTACCCGCTGTTCCGCTTCCGTAAGGTCGTTCTCCTGGTGGGCCGGCAGAACGGCAAGTCGACCGTGATGCAGGCGCTGACCCTGTGGCGCATGTTCGTGGACCGTTGCTCGTTGGTCATCGGCACCGCGCAGGACTTGGAGATAGCCGAGGCGCTGCTTCGCGAGTCCTACGAACTGGCCGAAGAGGCCGAGGACTTGTCGCCGGAACTGGGCCCGCTGATGAAGGGCGCCGGGAAGATGTCGTTCCGCCTGAAGTCGGGCGAGACGTACAAGGTCAAGGCCGCTAGTCGCCGCGGTGGGCGTGGCTTGTCCGGTGAACTGGTTCTCCTCGACGAGTTGCGGGAGCATCAGTCTTGGGACTCATGGGGCGCTGTCACAAAGACGACGAACGCGCGGGAGCGGGCGCAGATTTACGGCATCTCGAATGCCGGCGATGCCTCGTCGATAGTCCTTCGCCATCTCCGCAAGATGGCTCATTCCCGTCTGGGTGACCCTGACGGGCTGAACGGTGACGACACGCTGCCGCCCATCGACGACGAGGACGAACTCGACGTGTCGGACGGTGACGACTCGCTGGGTATCTTCGAGTGGTCGGCCCCGCCGAAGTGCGACATAACCGACCGCTCCGCGTGGCAGATGGCTAACCCGGCGCTAGGGCATCTGATCCGCGAGTCGACGCTGTCCTCGGACGCCGCGACCGACCCGGAATGGGTGTTCCGTACCGAGGTCCTATGTCAGTGGTCGGACGGCTCGCTAGAGGGTCCGTTCCCGCCTGGTTCGTGGGATGCGTGCGCGTCTGGAACCGTGGACGAGGTATTCGGCCCGATTGCGGCGTGCGTGGACGTGTCGGTCGACAAGTCGCACGCGCATATCGCAATGGCCCACTACGTGAACGGCGTTCCTCAGGTCGAGCTTGCGGTCGCACAGTTGCCGGTCGATCAGGTCGTCGACTGGTTCTCCGAGCCACACCGCGCCGAGTATCAGGTAACCGCGCAGAGCAACGGCGCTCCCGTCTCGTTCCTGATTCCTGACCTCGTCGCTGCAGGCGTGAAGGTGAGCGACTGGAAGGGCCCGGAGCTGGCGAACGGGACCGGCTCGTTCTACGAGCGAGTCCGCACAGGCGCACTACGGCATACGCCGGCCCCTGCACTGGACATCGCCGCCGCTACGGCCGTCCCGAAAATGCTCGAGTCGGGCGCGTTCGTCTGGGACCGGAAGCGGTCGGCCACCGACATCGCCCCGCTGGTTGCCGCCACTGGTGCCGTCTGGCTCCTGACGTTGCATGACCCGCTGCCTGAGATATCTGCCTACGAGGAACGAGGGCTTGTCAAGCTGTGAGAAGCCGCGTCCTGTCCAGTCGCCTCCGTGACCAGATTGTCGTGACATGCAAGACGGGCGAGTCGTTCGTGGGTGTCCTGTACTCGTTCGACTCGATGGCGCTTGTGCTGCGGGCCGCGGAGGCAGTCGGTCAGGGCGAACGGCAGACGAACCTCCCTCTTGACGGCGAAGTGCTCGTGCTCTGGGCGAACGTCGCCTTCATCCAACGAACCTGAGAGGGGCCGCATGTACGTCAGCAACGGCACCCTCGTCCTGAAGACCCCGTTCTCGGCTTCTACGACCTCGTCGTGGTTCCCATCCATGCCGCCCATGTCGGGCGGCTGGCCGTCCGCATACGGCGCTATCTACCGCAAGCAGCTCTGGGTGTACGTGGTCGTCTCGAAGCGCGCGGAGGCTACCGCCCGTCTGCCGTTGCCCGTGTATCGCCGCGAGGACCTGAACCGTCCGCGGGACGACAACCACCCGATGGCGATGCTTCTAGCGAACCCAAACCCCGGACTGTCAGGGTTCGCGCTGTGGCGCTGGACCTCGTCGACGTACGACATCTACGGCGAGGCGTTCTGGTACAAGAAGCGGTCCCGCGGTTCCGTCGTCGCGCTGTACCCGCTTCACCCGGCATCGATGACGTATGACGACCGGGCGGAGACGTGGCGGTTCGACAACGGCAAGACGGTCATCGACGACATCACGTCCACTGAGCTTGTCCACTTCCGCGCCTACAACCCCGACTCGCAGACGTGCGGCATGTCGCCGCTGGAACCGCTGCGGGCCACCTTGGAGAACGAATGGGCGGCACGAACCGCGACGTCTGGCTTCTGGCGAAACGGCGCACGCCCTGGCTTCGTGCTCAAGCACCCGATGACCCTCTCTCAGCCGGCACAGGAACGTCTTTCGGCGCAGTTCGACGCGCACAACGCGGGCGCAGAGAACACCGGCCGAAGCCTCGTGCTCGAGGAGGGGATGGACGCGCAGCCGTTGACTCTGACGGCTGAGGAAGCACAGTACATCGAGACCCGGAAGCTGAACCAGATCGAGGTCTGTGCTGCCTACGCGATGCCTCCGACTGCGGTCGGCATCTTGGACCACGCGACGTTCACGAACATCACCGAGCAGCTGCGGTCGGTCTACCGAGACACGATGGCCCCGCATCTTCGCGGGTTCGAGGCGACCATCGACACGGACCTCCGGCGCCCGGAGTGGCCGAATGACGACGTGTACGCCGAGTTCCTGATGGACGAGGTCATGCGCGGCGACTTCGAGGCGCGTCAGGAAGCGCTCGGCAAGGCCACCCACATGACCATCGCGGAGAAGCGGAAGGTCGAGAACCTGCCCTTCATCCCCGGCACGGATCGCATCTTCCTCAACACGGCGACCCTGCCGCTGGACGCTATCGACGCTCAGGCGGCGGCCCTGCTGGCCCGCACTGAGGCCGGCGCCGCATCGCAGACCGACAACATCCCCAACAACGTCATCCCGCTCCCGCTGGCCCGTTCCGTGCTCGGTCGGCTGGCGTGGCAGCGTCACTTCTCCGACGTCGACCCGGCCGTCCTAGTCGACGAACCCGGAAGCGTGAAGGATCTGGTGCAGGCGGCCTACAACGCCGAGAAGTCGCTTCGGTCCCCGACTGTGGCGGGCCTACGTGAGCGCATCCAGTCTGCTGCGGCTAAGGACATCCAGACCCGGCAGAAGGCGCAGTCTGCGAACGAGGCGACGATACGCGAGACGCTGGTCGCCTACTTCCGGCGCCAAGCCGCCGCGGTCGGGTCCGCTGGTGGCTTCAACGTCGCCAAGTGGGACGCGGAGCTCGCCCACGACTTGCACAAGACGGCGCTGATCGTCTCCGCTGCGGTCGGTCAGACCGTCGTGAAGGAGCTCGGGTTCGACTCGACCGTGTATGACGTGGACCGGACCTCGGCGTTCCTCCTGGCGGTCTCGGAGCGCATCGCAGGCAACGTCAACCTGACCACGAAGCAGCAACTAGAAGCCACCGACGACCCCGCGGCCGTGTTCCAGATGGCGGAGGAGTCACGCGCGGCTGGTATCGCCACCCACGCGGCGACCTCGTTCGCCGGGTTCGCATCCGTCGAGGCCGGGAAGCGTGCCGCCGAGTCGAACGGCTCCCACCCGCGCAAGACGTGGGTGACGGGCCAGAACCCTCGCGCCGCTCATGCCGCCATGAACGGGCAGACGGTGGACTTGGAGAAGCCGTTCAGCAACGGGATGCAGTGGCCCGGTGACGGTCACGACGCAGACGACGTCGCGAACTGCAACTGCACCGTAAACATCTCGACCTAGGAGGACCGATGGACTTCGACAAGAAGACGTTTGCTGTTGCCGATGTCAAGACGAGCGAGTCGGACAACCCATCTGGTGAGTTCGAGGTCATCTTGTCCGCTGAGACGGTGGACCGTGACGGCGAGGTCATCGACAAGGGCGCGTTCGACCCGCTGCCCGAGTCCATCCCGTTCCATGCGTTCCACGACTTCAACGACCCGATCGGCCGCGCTGTCCCGTTCTACGAGGACGGCATCTTGAAGGCCCGCGGCACGTTCGCATCGACCCCGCGCGCGCAGGAGATCCGCACCCTCGTCAACGAGGGCGTCATTGGGCACACGTCGGTCGGCTTCATGGCCGCTGTTCGCAAGGACGCCGAGAACGAGCCGCACGTCACAAGGGGCGAACTCCTAGAGGGCTCGTTCGTGAGCGTCCCGTCGAACCGCGAGGCCGCTGTCCTGATGGCGAAGTCGTTCGAGGAGAAGGCCGGCGCCCGGAACTCGTCGAAGGACCGCGAGCGCCTGCAAGGCATCCATGACTACGCCGTCGAGAACGGCGCAGCGTGCGGCGACAAGTCGCACACCCCAGACTCCACGTCCGCCCCCGTGACCCCCGCCGTAATGGCCGGCAAGTCACCGGCAAGCGAAGTGGTCAAGCAGGCGCGACTCCGCGCCGAACTTGCACTGCTGGACCTCTGAAGGCCCGGCAGACACCTAGCCCAAGGAAGGGGCAAACCATCGTGGCTACCACACGAGAGCGCCTCGAGAAAGCCGTTACTGAGGTACGTGAGCTCAGCGACGAACTCGACAAGCGCGAACTGACCGGCGAGGACATCGGGAACCTGAAGACCCGCCTCACCGAGATTGACACCCTGAAGCAGCAGGTCAAGGACGAGGCAGAGGTTCTCGGCCAGGTCAACGACGCCAAGGCGTTCCTGAAGGAGCTCGGCGGCCAAGAGGTCAAGCCTCACGAACGCTCCGAGGTCACCGTTGACGGACTCCCCATGCGGCCGCAGGGCAAGACGCTTGGTGAGATGTTCACCGAGTCGCCCGCCTACGGCGACTTCATCGGCCAGTACGCGAAGGCCGGTGTCATCCCGAACTCGGTCAAGGGGATCCGGTCAAACCCGTTTACGGCCGACTCAAAGGCGCTCCTCACCGGCACGTCCGCCACATCGGCGGGCGCAGCGGTTCGGAACGACTTCTACTCGCCCATCACGGACCTCGTCGGGCAGCGTGAGCTGACCGTGGCGGACCTCGTGACGCACGGCATGACCAACTCCGACACGGTCGAGTTCGTCCGCGTCACCGCCAAGACGAACAACGCTGCGCCGGTCGTGGAGGCGTCGGTCGCCACGCAGGACACGGTGTACGGCACCCACGACGCCAGCAACGTCCAGGGCTACAAGCCCGAGTCGAGCCTGGCGCTCGCTGTCGTGTCTACGACCGTGAAGACGATCGCCCACTGGATTCCGATCACGAAGCGCGCCGCAGCCGACGCGCCGCAGGTTCGGACGATGGTCGACACGTTCCTCCGCTACGGGCTCGACGAGGAGCTGGAAGACCAGATCCTCAACGGAGCGGGCACTGGTGAGAACTTCACCGGCATCCTGCAGTCGTCCCCGCTGACCGTGGGTTCGGCCGGTACGGACATTGACGCCGTCGTGGACGCCATCAAGGCCATCCGCGTCACCGGCCGCAGGCGTCCGAACGCGCTGGTCATCCACCCGGACGACTGGTACTCCACCGGCTTCCTGCTGGCGAAGGACGGCGTCACGGGCGGCTACCTCGTAGGCGACCCGCGTGCGTCCATCGACCAGCTGAACACCCTGTGGGGCTTGCAGGTCGTCGTCTCGGAGGGTCTGGCCGCGAACACGGCACTCGTGGGCGACTTCCGGTTCGCGATGCTCTGGGAGCGCGAGGGAATCTCGCTGTCGGTCTCTGACCAGCACAGCGACTTCTTCATCCGCAACCTGCTCGCCGTGCTGGCGGAGATGCGCGCCGCGTTCGGAGTGCTTGATCCTGAAGCATTCTGCACAATCACAGCCGTGTAATCCCTGTATGTCCGATTTAGAAGGGAGGGAACATGGCTGACACCAAGAAGCCGCTTGACGTTCCCACCGGCAAGGCGGAGCCGCTTGGCCCCGGCGAGCCTGTGGAGCATTCGGCGCTGTCCCAGATGGGCGGCACGTTCGCGGAGCGCCAGGCAGCAGCTGCGGGAAAGAAGTCGACGCCTCCGAAGCGTGAGCAGTTGGAGAACTCGACGTTCGCCACCCGCTCGAAGGCGGTATCCGGCAAGTCGGCGGAGAACAAGTCCGTCTCCTCTGCCAGCAAGAAGTAGGACCGTGGCGCGGGCGGTCACCTTCCGCCCGCGCCATCCTTCTAGGGAGGAGACTCGATGACCCTGCCTCCTCTCGTAGACGGCGGCGCGTACACAGCGTGGCAGGCCGGCGACGACGACCAGGACCTCGACGCCGCGATGGGTGCAGTCCGCGCCTACTGCGGCTGGCATATCGCCCCGGAGATAACTGAGACCGTCGTCGTGGACGGCAACCCGCGCGGCGAGATTCTGTTCCAAACCATGCACCTGACCGCCGTCGAGGACTTGGCTATCGACGGCTCCGTGTTGGACGCGGAAGACTACCTGGTGAAAGAGGCCGGGTTCGTCGTCCTCAACAACGGGTGGTCATGGTATCCGTGGTCGTCGACCTACCCGTACACAAACGCGGTCACGGCGACCATCACGCACGGCTACGCGGACGTTCCTCCCGAAGTGCAAGAGGTCGTGTTCGAGCTCGCCTCGTCGCGGCCAGGGTCAGGAGCCCGTGTCTCACGGATGTCTGTCGGCCAGGTCTCGCAGACGTTCGTGGATGACGTGTTCGACCCATACACGCGCAGTCGCCTCGACGCCTACCGCGTGGTCCCACTGTCGTGAAGCTCGGCGTCCAGACCATCGTCATCATCCGGGCCGGCACGGACTCGACCGACGCCTGGGGCAACCCGGTGGAGGGTTGGGACGACCCGACAGAGACGACGGTCACGGGCTGTAACTTCCAGCCTTCGGGCGGCGCGGAGTTCATCAACGGACAGCAGGCCACAGAGGACCTAGGCGTTGCGTGGGTAGACCCTGCGACGGACGTCCTGCCGACTGACCGCATCGAGTACGAGGGCGACCTGTACGACGTGGCCTCCGACGTCGAGCGGTGGGACTTCCCGCCGATGGCACACAAGACGTTCAAGGTTCGCCGGGTCGAGGTCTCCTGATGGCCGGTATCCGCTGGGAGACGGGCGAGGTCAAGCACCTTGAGTTCGACCTGACGAAAGCGCCGCTCGCCACTCAGGCGCGCGTCGGCGTGGCGGTCGGCAACACGGCCCGCAGGATGGAGAAGGACGGCAAGCGGTTCGCTCCGGTCCTGACGGGCGCGCTGCGCGAGTCCATCCACGCCGACATCCACGGCATGGAGGCCGAGATAGGCACCGACCTCAGCTATGCGCACTTCGTCGAGTTCGGCACCGGCCACGGCCCGCCGCAGCCCTACATGGGGCCGGCGTTCCTCAAGAACGAGCCGAAGTTGAAGGAAGATGTCGCGGACGCGGCCGGTGACTTCCTGTGACCATCGGCGCGGCGACTCTCGCGGATGACATCTGGACCGTTCTCCTGACCACCGACGTCCCGAACAAGTACCGCACGGACTTCCTTGACTCGACCGGGAACATCAACACGCCGCCTATTGACCCGATGACCGGCCGGACGGTCGGCTACCTGATCGCCTACTTCGGCGCAGGGCAGGCGTCCACGGCCCGCCTAGGTGGCGCTCCGAATCGTTCCGCGTGGTCGTTCCAAGTGACGTGCGCTGGCGGGACGGATGCGGTCGCGCTGGGCGTGGTCGACGAGGTCCGCGCAGCTCTCACCGGGCTACGGGTCCACGGCGGCAAGATCCTCGAGGGCTCCTCGACGGTCCTATCCCGTGACGACACGACCGAACCGACCCGCGCATACGTCGCCCTTGTATTCGACCTCTACCTCTGCGGATAACTAGGAGCATCAATGAGCTACGGAATCGAGTACGTCCGCGTCGTGGACGAGGCGGGTAACCACTACAGCCAGCCAGCCGCCAAGGCCGTCCCTGAGGGCCACAGTCTCCTCGACGGGCACCCGGCGACGAACAGCAACGGCGACCCGCTGCCGGTGAAGCCGAAGTCGAACCTTGAGGCGGCAGACGGGCTGCTTCACGGCGACGCACTGAAGGACGCACTCGCAGCGGCGGGCCTTCCAAAGACCGGCACCGTGTCTGAGCAGCAGGCGCGGCTAGCCGAGTATCAAGCCTCCTCCGATGAGGCGGCCACCACAACCCAGGAGGAGACAGCATGACTGCACCAGTGAACCCCACTGGCGTAAGCGCGATGGGGAACATCAAGATCGTTTTCCACGCTTCCGCTTCGTCGCTGACCGCGCCTACCGTGACGCTCTGGACGGGTGTAGGTGCGTTCGACGCATCTTGCTACCTGTACGGCAATGGGTGGGCCCCGACCCAGACCGGGAACAAGGTGAGCGCGCCGAGGCGCCTCTGCTCCCGCGTCCAGTACGAGAAGTTCGGTCTGACCACGCAGGGCATCGGGGACTTCCAGTACATGGTCGACCCTCAGGCCGCTGCCGCGTCGGCCGGCAAGAAGGCTTACGAGACGTTCGTCGCCGGGACGACCGGCTACATCCTCGAACGTCTCGGGCTGGACGCGCAGACGGTCGACCTGGCCATCGGTCAGTTCGTCCTCATCCGTCCGGTCATCTTCGGGCCTCAGAACATCACCGGGGACCCGACCGACGAGGCTGCCGAGTTCATGGTGACGCAGCAGGTCTCGCAGACCGGCGCGCCGTCAGCTCTCGTCGCGATGGTCGCCTAACCCTCTCAGTCGGCGGCGGGCGTGCTCAGGCAGACACGTCCGCCGTCTTCATCTGCCTGCACTGCCTGAGGAGCATCATGTCTGACCCGATGACGGCCAAGGAGCGCATTCGACGCGCCGGCCTTCAGTCTCGAGACCATCGCATCAACCTGGCAGGCCATCTCGTCGTCCAACACCAGCGGGCGAACGAGGAGCTGGCCGAGCTCATCGCGGAGGCGGGCGACAAACCGCAACGTCTCACGTCGCGCACGAACCCCGCCATCGAGGCGAAGTCGGCGGAGGTCGCCGCGCTCGAAGCCGAGATGGAGGACTACTGGCAGCCGTTGACGCTGACCGGGTGGGGCTTCGGCAAGTGGCGCGACTTCAAGGAGGACCACCCGCCGAACAACGACATAGCCGAGGACAAGCACCTAGGCGTGAACACGGCCGCTGTCGTCGCCATCCTCGACCAGTTCGTCACCGCGCCGGACCTCGACGCCGAGGACTGGGCAGGTATCCGCGAGAAGGCGAACCCGGCTGACCTCGTCCAGTGCGCCGCCATCGTCGCCGCGCTCCACGAGGTCGTGAGCAGTGTCCCAAAATCGCGGCTCGTCTCGGCCGTTCAAGCGACCGCAGACGAAGCCTCCGAACAGCTCGCGAACTCGGTGTCTCCGTCCGCCGCTTCAACGGGTGGGAGCCGCAAGAGGTCCACGAGCACTTCGACCCGCAAGGCAACCTGACCGGGACGACGGTGGTTACCCGCGAGGTCGAGTTCGACGAGGAGACGCGCACGCTACATGAGGCGCTGACCTACTACGACGACCTCCACTGCGGCCGCTGCGGGAACGACCTCGAGAAGTCGACGGTCCCAGACCAGACGTACATGGAGGACCACGAGCTCGTCTGCGGCGGCTGCGCTGCTATCGAGATGACGGAACGGGAGCTGCGGGAAGCCCACGAGAAGGACTCGCCTCCTCCGAAGGGTAAGGCGGCATACATGGAGGGCCGCATAGTCACCGCCCGCCTTATCGAGCCCGAAGGAGGCGTGGACGATGGCAACTGAACGATCGGTAACCGTACGCCTCAAGGCCGATATCGGGAACTTCAACGCCCAACTGCTCGCCGCGGGCGCTGCCGCCAAGGCTTTCACGTCCGAACTGGACTCGTCGAACGACCGCATGTCCAACCTGATTCAAACAGCCGTCGCTCTCGGCCCTGCGCTTATCCCTGTCATGGGTGGCGCGGCGGTCGGAGCGGCGGCTCTCGGCACGTCTCTGACCTTCGCTGCGACCGGCGCGGGAGTGGCTGCTCTGGCACTGAGTGGCGTCGGGACGGCGCTCACGGCGCTGAACAAGTACCAGCTGGACCCGACTGCCGCGAACCTCGAAACACTGAACGAGCAACTAGGACAGATCGCGCCCGCGGGTCAGAACTTCGTCCTGTTCCTCGACTCGCTCGGCCCGAAGCTGGACGAGTTGCAGGCGACCGCGCAGGGCGGATTCCTGCCCGGTCTGCAAGAGGGCATCGAGCAGGTGATGCAGTCGTTCCCGGCTGTGAACGCGCTCGTCGCTGACCTGTCTGGCACACTGGGCGACCTGGCCGCGAGTGGCGGCGAGGCGCTGAACTCTCCCTTCTGGCAGGGCTTCCTAGCCGACTTCTCCTCGAACGCTTCCGCCGAACTGTCGAAGTTCGCGCAGGCTATCGGCAACGTGACGACGGGCCTCGCGGGCATGTTCCAGGCGTTCCTCCCGGTCTCGACTGACTTCACGTCCGGACTGCTGGACATGTCGCAGGCGTTCTCCGAGTGGGGGCAGAACCTCTCAGACAACGAGGGCTTTCAGGACTTCGTCGCCTACGTCCGCGACAACGGACCTGCCGCGGTCGAGGCGCTGGCCTCGCTGGCGGACGCGCTCATCGCCATCGTGCAGGCTGCCGCTCCGGTCGGCTCGGCGGTCCTACCTGTCATCACGGCGATGGCTCAGGGACTCGCCGCCATCGCCCGGTCACCAGCAGGACCGATCCTGTTCGGTGCCGCTGCTGGGCTCGCAGCGTTCGCCCGCGCGGCTGCGCTGTTGAAGGTGCTGAACGCCCCGGTCCTCTTCAACGGGATAGCGGCTCTCGGTGGTCCCGGCACGACGGCGCAGACGGCCCGCATCCGCGCGCTCGGCGCTGGTATCGGCGTCCTGGCGTTGTCGCTCACGGACCTCGACGACCGGGCCGGCGTGTCGAACATCCTGACGGGTGCCGCTGTCGGTTCCGCGTTCGGTCCACTTGGCGTCGCTATCGGTACGGCTGTCGGCGCGCTGAAGGAGTTTCACGACGAGAACGACGCCATCAACGACACGCTCGAGCGGACGAAGCAGATCGCCGCGGACCACCCGTTCGACTTCGCCGCGCAACTCACGGCCAGTCGGGACGCTCTCGCGTCGCTGAACGAGGAGACCGCGAAGGCCACCGGAAAGTCGATGGGCGCGGGCGCCATCCCTGGATTCGGCGTCATCTCGTTCGCCTACGACAAACTCGCCGGGTCCGCGTCCGACGCAGCGGACGAGACCGAGGGGCTGCT